AACGACTTGAAGGCCAGGTAAGCCTGCTCACGCTGCGGCGTGCCAGGAGTGAGCGAATTGCCAACATGCTCATCGAAGGCCTCACGAAACATGGCGTCCTTCGGCATCGGGGTTGATTTGTCGCTCAGCACCTTAGCGCCTGACAGCAGCGTCTGGGGCACGTTGGTGCCGTCCTCACCCTTGAGCCCGCGAAACTGCGCCATGCCCGCCAGAACGGTGATGGGCTGATCGGCGGCCAGCGGCTTGATGGCGGCCGCGTAGTCGGCGCCGGAAGGCGAAGATGCCGCGATGGCGCCAAAGATCTGCAGCTTGGTGCCGTCATCCGCCTGGGCCAGCACCGACGTGAGCATCTGCTGTTCTTCTGGCTTCCATGGACTGCGCGCCACCTCAGGGCCGTAGGCCTTGCGCATGGAGTTAACCACATCGAATCGGTGGGCGATCTGCTCGCCCAGCTTGGCCTGGCCTTCTGTCGTGGTGATGCCTGACACATCCAGCGGCTCAACGTCCTGACCGGTGCGCATGGCGTTGAAGGTCAGCGGGTTTTCGCGCAACAGCTTGGTGTTGTTGTCGATGGCGGTTTGCAGGCGCTGGACGTTGGCCTGCTCGGTGACGCTGGCGCCCTTCTGGGTCATCTGCATGCGCATCTGGTCAACGTACTGCTGCTGCACGGCGAGAGGCTGGCGCAAAAGTGTCTGCACCTGATTCATTTCTCCAATGCGGGTGTTGTATTCGCCAGCGGCAGACGTGCCCGAAAGGCCCGCTTTCCACCGCTGCTGATCCGCCGGCGTTGGCGGGATTCCCGTTGCGGCCTGGCGATCCATCTGGGTGAGGATCCGCTCGGCTTTCACTTCGCGCATTTCCGCCTGGCGCTGCTGGTGCTCCTTCACTTGGAAGATGCGACCGCTCACCGTGTTGAGCAGCTGGGTGCGCTTCTCCGGGTCCAGCTTCTTGGCGTAGAAACCGTCCTCGGCGGTGAGGTCATGCTCGACCTTTTGCAGGCTGCCCAGGCTTTCGCGGGCTTCGATGACGCGCTGGGTGGCGTGCGTGGTCCAGTTGTTATCCTTGAATTCCTGCTTCTTGCTGGTCCAGGCCTCGCCAAAGGCCAGGTGCCCGGCGATGTCGATATCCTCAGCATCCATGCGCGCATTGATCTGGTCAACGTTGGCGCCTGGCATGCCCGCGTCCTTGCCCAGCATATCCATGCGGGAAGTCAGATCGCTTTGCGCGGCGACAATTCGACCCTTGGCGGAAGCCTCGCGCACTTTGTCCAGGCCGCCGAGCTGCATGCGCTTGAGCGAATTACCGATTTCACCCTGCTGGGCTTCATCGAGCCCCGGCGTGTCCAGTGGTTCCAGCTTCGAAACGGCGGTAGTGTAGGCCTCCTCCGACTTGTCGTAGCTGAGCTTTCCGGTGCGCATCTGCTCATCAAGGTCAGTGGCGATGGTCTTGATTTGCGACTCGCGATCAATCAGGGCGTTGCTGGCCTTCACCCGAGACAGGGCTTTGTCCTGCTGATTGACCTGGTCGAGAACGTTCAGCGCCGTGTTCTGGATGGTGCTGGCAGCTTGCTGCGCCGCCTGATCCTGCGCCCGCGTGTCGACGGGCATAACGCGGTTTTGCGCAACATCCTGCTGCACTCTGGTGGTAGCGAAGTTGCCCAGCGGAATCTGTGCCATCAGGTATTACCCCCAACCTTTGGAGCTGTGCCGTTGGCGCCAGCAGCCGATGCTTTCCATGACATACCAGCCTGCGCACCCGCCGACAGAACTGTGCCGATCGATTGAGAGTTGGCATTTCCGCGCGCCTGCTTACCTGCCATCGAGTAGTTGGCCGCATCGTTGTAAAGTCGCGAGCTCTGGTTGCGCCCATTGAAAATGGTCAGCGCCGCGTCTTCCTCGGCATTGCCGATGATCTCTTCGTTGATATTGACCGCAGTACCCTCGCCCACCTCTACGCCAGAGCCAGCGAGCGCGGCATTGGCCTCACTGGCCTGATTGCGGGCCATTCGACGAATACGGTCAGCCTGCACCACTGCCGCGCTCGCAGCAGTATCGGCGTCAGCTTTTGACTGATCCGACTGTGCGTCAGCGTTGAGTTGTGCCTGTTTGCCGGACTGCTGCGTGGTGTAAACGGAATAAACCGTTGCCGCTGCCAAGGCCGCATAAGCGGCCATCCCTACTGCGCCTACAGCCATGGTTAGATCTCCATCATCAAGAGCGGACCGATATTGCGCAGTCCCTGCGATTCATAAAGGCGGGTCGTCCCCTCGACGTTTACGCCGGTGCCAATACCCATATAGAGCTGGGTCGCACCCTTGATCCTGGCCCACTCCTTGAACGTCTGAATCAGTCGCACTGCATGCACCCCGCCACGCGCGGAAGGCTCGACGAACACGGAGTAGTCGTAGGCAATCAACTCGTTGCTGAACCACTGATCAACGACAGCACCGGCCATCCCGCCAACGATGTTGCCGGCCACCTCGGCCACGAAAATAACGCCCTGTCCGTTGATCAGTTCGTGGAAGAAGCCCCCAGTCTTCTCTGGGCAGAACGCCATTTTTGAATAGTCGCTCGTCGCATGCAGCAGGATGGCCAGCTCGACGAGGCGCGGGACATCAGAGTGAATTGCTGGCCTGATCATGGTGTTTCCTCAATCGTTAAACGTGGCTTTCTTGATGACGCACAGCAGGTGAAACGGCAGGGGCTGGTCTTGCTCGATGATCAGCTGGGCCTGTCCACGCTCCCAGCCAAGGTTTTCTAGGCGGTGATCGCCGGTGAATAGCGCCGGCGGCTTGTCCAGCACCTGGGCCCCGAGGTTTCGAAAGGCGACCGTCTGCCCGTTGATCTTGCAACCGATGGTTTCCAGGAAGCGCAGGGTGATCTCACCAATGCGCATGCTGTTGCCCTGCACGCTGCCAGTGCTGCCGGAGACTTCAGGCGTAAGCGTCTTGATTAGGGTTTTGAATGGCAGGCCGATCTGTACGGCGAAAGCGTTGCGCGGCAGCGTGATTTGGCCGGCCACCACGGTCTGCTGCTGCATGACCACGCCGTCAGCGACGATATCAACCAGCTTGCCGTTCATATGGCTAAGACCGCCCCAAGTGGCAGAACCTGGCCCGCTGACTGCGGAAACAGCGCAATCAACACGGATGCCCGCAGTGAATCGCTCCACGTAGCGGACAGTTGCCCCGTTGACCGTGCGGTTGACGATGGTCCACACCTGCTCACCATCAGCCACCGGAATGGATGCGACGGACTCGAAAGCTCCGTCAGTAGTCTGGCGAGCCCAGCCGACAACATCCTGGTCGCGGTCCACGGTGAGAGTGGCCAGAACACCATCGGCACGCACCGCAAACAGGATCGACTCAGGCTCTTGTTGATACGCCATGTCGACGATGCCGCTCTTGGTGATGTGCTCAGACAGGACGGACATATCTGGCGAGCCGTAGGTGTCGGAGTCGTACTTGTAGGCCATGGCGCGCAGCTTGCGGTTAGAGCGCTGAATGAAGTACAGCTCGTTCCCGATGCGGGCCGGCTTCACGTTGTTGCAGCCGTAGATAGACGGGTTCTTGACCTGAATGTTGGTCGGGGTGATCGGCTTCTCAACACCGCCGGCGATGGTGAACTCACCGCCGTAGGTCAGCGCAATCAGTGCCTTGGTCTGGGCCATGTGCGTGATGGGGTTGATTTGGTCGCTGGAGACGGTGAACGACATCGCGTCGTCATCCTTCGTGCCCAGTTCGAAGTTCAGGTACTCGCCTGTGCGAGACTGCCAGATCGTTTGCGGGTAGCCCGGGGAGCCAGCCGTAACGAGGCGCTGCTCGTAGAGCGTCCCAGTGCAGGGGAAGCCGTCGTTATTGTTCCATACCGAAGATTCCACGCTCCAGGCGTTCGCTGGCGAAGCGACAATCGCGGTCATTGCCGCACGGATCACGCCGCTCACCACGGTAGCGCTGGTGTAAGTGGTGATCTGGACCAGTCCACCGTTGATCTTTACGAACTTGCCCACATCAGCAGGCCGCCAACCATCAGCAGCCAGGGTGAGGCTCGTCGAGGCGCCCACCGGATCCTTGGCGCTCGGGGTGTTGGACGTTTGCGGTGAGCCTTGAAGGCTCCAGGTAGGTGACGACCCGGATGGAAACGCATTCGTCACGGTCACGGTCACGACGGTGGATGAGGTGAAGCCGGTGATGACAGCAACCCCGCCTGCAGCCCAGATCTCGCGGCCCACGTCAGAAACCATGAAGCCCGCCGCCACAGTGGTGACGGTCCGGCCGGTGCCGATCGTTGAATCACTGATGGTCATGGCCGAGTTGAAGGCGATACCTTTTTCGTCAAAAGGCGTTGTCACGAACGGGGCGGCGGCCAAGTTCCAGTTGGTGTCGCTCACCCGACGAAGCCTGAAGACAGGCACCAACGGGTTGAAAATGAACATGGTGTCAGCACCCTGCACATAATCGATCGTGTTGAGCATTGCCTCGGTGTACGGGCTGACCAGCTCGACGCCCGTGTAGGCGCCGCTCGGGAAATAGATGCGCACGTACAGGTCACCAAACTCACACATGTAAGCCTGGGTCTTGTTGAAGATGTACGGGATCAGGCGGGCACGCTTGTTGGCAAACTTGGCAGCGGCCACGAAGACCGTGCCGTCTCTGCGAACAGCCCCACCATGAAGGACCGGCCAAGCGTTCTGGATGATTTCCGCGCCGTTCTGATACCGGGCGATATCGACACGGCCCAGCATTCGCGGAGACAACTCGCCGGCGGTGAAGTTGGTTTGAATCAGCGTCAGGCGAGCCATTACCAGTAACTCCCGAACCGAGCAGAGTAGAGGCGTTCATCGCCCAGGGTCTGCGGCGGGTCTTCCTGGCCATCGACGGCACGGGCCTTGCGCAGCATCATTTCAAGCTTCTGCTCTTCGCCTGCCTGCTTGGCCGTTGACTGGGTGATCGGGTAAGCGAGCGCGGCGCACATGGCTTGAGTAACCACGGCCACCAGGTTGGAATCCCAAGTGCTTTCCACTTCGTTGCGGAACACATAGCGCAGCTGCAGCACGGTGGTGTTCGCCTGGATGCTTCGGCCTTCAACCAGATAGTCGATCTGGATATCGCTATCACCGACCTCCAGCACACGCAGGAAGTCCGAAGGCAGTTCAAAGGACTGGTCGTAACCAAAGGCTGGCGGAACGGCGTCAGGTGCCAGCACGGCACGTTTGATTGCGCAGTTCCACGGATGCGAACGAAGAATATCGTCACGAACTGTAGGGTAAAGGTTGGCGCACAGTCTGGCCCGGTCCAGGTTCAACTGATCTGAAAAGTCGTTGATGGTCTGCGCACCAAGCAGCAGCAGCGCGTTGGAGCAAATTGATACACCGGTCGCCGTGGTCATCGTCAAAACCTCCAGATAAAAAGACCGGGGCGCGCGGCCCCGGTTAAATGCTTGCCTTCCTTGGCGCCACGATTAGTTCTGGCCGGCGTACTGCGCAACCAACGTGATGACCTGACCGGCCAGCAAAGCCGCACCGGCTACAACAGAGCGCAGCTCACTGGTGTCGGTGGCATCGCCCGGCTTGGTGACGGTCACCTCGAACAGTGCACCGTTGGTGAACTGGGCTTCAGCCGCGGCACTGCCAGCAGTAGCCACCGAGGTGGCCGCCATGTAGCGAGCAGGCGTGACCGCATCCCCGAGATTGAGCGTGGAAGATGCTGCGCCAACGCTGCAATACACCTTCGTGCCCGGCATGAGGCGAGCACCGAGAGGAAGGTAGCCCCACGAGATAACGTCTGCGATCGGCTGGCCACCCACCGGCACGGTGTAGGTGCTGATGAAGGTCTGGATGTCAGCGCCTTGCACGTTAGGCTTGACCAGGGTTTGCGGGTAAGCCACTCGGGCTGCCGCGAGACTTGCGAGAACTGTTGCCATGATTGAGCTCCTGAACTATGGGGAAGAAGGCGAAGCGAACGACCCTTACGGATCGTTGGCCGCGATTTCCACTACCTTCTCTTCTTCCACCCGCACAGCGCCGATGGACATTTTTGCGTAGATGCGGACGTTGAAGCCCTTGCCCGCGTCCTTGCCTACTTCGGTCGCGATTTCCGCGCCCTTGCCCAGGGTGACGCCGGACTTTGCGTAGGCGTAGCAGAAGCGAGTGGTCGAGACCTTCGGCAGGCGCTCGGATGGAATCCAGTTGAAGCCCATCCACTTGCCTCGGAGCGTGCCGCTCTGGAGCATCTGTGCTGCCAGGAAGTCGGCCGAGGTCAGCGTGGTGTCCGCCAGGATGTCGTTCAGTGCCTGGGCGTGATAGACCATGTAGAGCTCTTCGCCGGATTCCTCGTCCGCTTCGTTCAGGCGGAACATCTTTTTCGCCTGAATGATTTTGGTCTTGGTCAAACCGGTACCGCCCACGGCAATTTTCTGCGAGGCCGGCAGGATGATGCCGCCAGTGGTGGCGCGGGAGCTGCTGCCCAGCGCACTGATAATCACGTCATCCTTGGCGCGGTTCAGCGAGGCAATCATCGCCTTGACGTACTCAGACGTCGGATCGACCAGCATGCGGATCTTGTCCTGATCGTCGACCATGTCGCCGTCTTCCCAGTCGTAGAGGTCCACGAACCGAGTCGAGTGTGGTTGATCGTTGATCGGGGTGTCGCCATGGCGCTGGGTGCGACGGGTAGCGGTGCGCTGGCCCAGACGGTTGATCGACTTCGACATGCCGACGATGTTCGGCTCGATCGTTACAGTCGGCTCCAGGCGGGAGGTGGCTTGCTGTGCGAGGTGCATGAAGTTGTCAGCGAACTGCTGGACAAACGCCTCTGTGATTTGCTGGGACATACGATGCACTCCAATGCAGATAAGGGATTTGCCTGCCGGGTGTCCGATTGCTCGGGCCGGTGTTCCTGGCGTGCATCGGCTGTGCTGCGCCTTGGGGCTTTCCGGGTATCTGCGTGCCACCGCAGGCCGGCCCATTACTGGGATGCCTGCGATGTTTGTGCATGGAGGGTGTCGGTTTCCCGACTATTTGCGGCTTTGATCAGCCAAGGCGGGATTGGGTCTTGTTGTACTTGCGGTCATACATCGCATCGAGCTCGGCCTTGAGCCCGGCACGCTTCGGATCGTGCTGTGGCATGGCGGCGAGCTGGGTGCGCAGCTCCTGTGCCTTGATAGCAAAATCAGCCTCGTTGACCTGGCCACCGTTGATGGCGCTGTCTTCCTTGAGTTCCTTGCCGATGTTGGCCGTGAAGGCGATGAAGTCCGGGTCATTGCCGTACTTGGCCATCAGGGCATCAAAGTTGCCCGGTTTGCCGGCCTCGCTGGCGAAAGCTTCAGCAGCACGGTAGGACGCCCCAACGCTTGCCGAGTAAGTCTTGTCATCGGCCCAAACAGACTTGAGCGTGGCCGTGCAGTCCTGCGCAGTCAGTTGGGCGCCGCCCTCGATCAGGCCAGGGGCTGCCTTCATGTATTCGCCAATAACGTACTGCACCTGGTCGTTGGTCAGGCCCTTGGCGTGAGCCCCCTTCAGGAACGACTGGGTGCTCTCATCGGCCTTGAACTCGTCCCAGTTGAAACCCTCGACACCTTCGAGCTTGACCGTGTACTCCTCGGCGGTCTTCGGCGGCGCATCACCGGAGCCCATACGGGTTTCAAGGTGCTTGTAGGACTCGGCCAGCTTGCGCGAAGACGCTTCCAGGTCGAGGCTGCCATCCTCCTTGTTGGTCCGGTACTTCTCGGGGATGAAGTCGACACCAGCGGCGCCAGCCAGTACGGAGCTGGTAGGCGGTGTGGCTGGTGGCGTAGCAGGCGGAGTTGCCGGGGGAGTAGTCACTGCGCCAGGCTCGCCCTCGGTGGTCGAGTTCATCAGCATCAAGCCCATGAACCGGGAAAAACTATTCTTCAAACGCATTGGTATCTACTCCGTTTGCTCTGTTGATTTGGGAAACGATGAACTCCAGCACACGGCGCTGGCCGTCTCGCTGGTAGGTTTCAAGGACCGCATCAATCCCGCCCTTGACCACGGCGGGACGTGCGAACTGGTTGGTCAGCGCGTCGAGGATCAGCCGGCCTTCGTGGTGGTCCTCAAACACGCGCTTGTACATCGCTGCATCGACTTCGATTGCCATTACGCTGCGGCCCCTTGTTGTTTGAGTGCGGCCTCACTGGCCTGCTGCTGAATCATTTGCTGCTGGGCCTGTTCCTGTGCCTGCTGGTTGGCTGCGGCACGGTCCTCGCGGATCTTGTCGCGGTCTGCCTTGCTGCGGATGACCGACGACGGCACGCCCAGCGCCTCGCCCTTGAAGCGCTGCGCCTCGTCCATGTCGATGTTGTCCATCACGGTCGGATCCGCCTGAGCAACGACCAGCGCGCCTTCAATGAACTGATCGATCGCGGTGACCTCTTCCAGCTTCTGCGAGCGAGCCAGCGGCGACAGGTAACGCACGGTGAAGTTGCGACCGGCCAACGACTCAGGCGCAGCACCCAGCACGCCGGCGCGGTAAGCAATGCCGAAACACCGCTCGATCATCGGTTGCAGGTACTCGGTTTGCAGGCGTCCATAGACCGGGCCGAGCAACTGGCGGATCAGGTTCACGCGCACATGCACTTCGGTGGCCGTCATTGCCGGGCCGTCCTGTGCCTGGAGCTGATCGGCCATCAGGATCTTGCGGATAGAGCCCTGCAAGCGCGCGATCTTGGTCTCTGCGTACTGGAAGTTCGAACCGCTTTGCAACGGCTTCATGCTGTCCACGCTGTTGGCCACGATGATCTTGCGCGGGCCCACCTTGACGGTGCGCGGGTTGAGCACGCCGTCATCCTCGGCGATCCACATCCCTGCAATGGCCAGGTCACCGGCGGCCAAGTCCATGCGGCACAGTTCGTTGAGGGTGCGAGCATCAGGCAGGGCATCGAACACCGGGCCCACCGCGTACACGCTGTCGGGGATCATCATCCAGCGCGGCACAACGACCGGCATTTCGTGATAGCCCGACTCGCTTACCAGGTGCTTGGCTGCCACCTCGACCTTGCACGAAGCGATCGGCATGTTCTTGGCCAGGCGAGCGCCGACCATGTGCGTGGTGCGCGGGTAGATCGCATGAACGAACTGCACCAGTTCCTGCGGTTTGTCTTTCGCCAGCTTTCGCGTAGCTTCGCTCAGGTTGTCTTCGCCGAACTCATTGACCGCCTGCTCTGCTGTGAGTTTGTACTCGCGGTAAACGGTATCGATCTTGCCGCCAGCCTTGGATGCCGAGGCATACACGCTTGCGATAGGCCACAGGTCGAAGGTGAAACCACCCTTCTCCATGTCCTGATCGACGTACAGGGCAAACCACCCAGCACACACAACGTCGATCAGCCCCTCAAAGGCGGCCGCGTCGAAGTTGGATGCGTGGATGTTCTGCCAAAGGATGTCGGCCGAGTCGTCCAGCCAGCGGCGCTCCTCGTCGGTTTCCTGCCCAACGTCCATGCCGAACCACAGCGAGTTTGCCGGGGTCAGGCCGGACATGATGCCGGACGACAGAATGCGGGCCGCGTCCGTGGTGGTCCCGTCGATCATCCTGGCCTTACGCATCTGCGCTTCCATGGCCGTGATCTGCTCAGTGCAGAAGCCGCTACCCCGAATCGGATAGCTATGGTCGAAACAATCGCGCCAGACCGACTCATGCGGCGAGCGGAGTGACTTCAAGGTGCTCAACGTTTTGGCGATCTGGGCTGCGTTCATGCTCCGAGTGTCCTTTTGCCTTGCGACAGTACCGTCTCAGTTGCTGCGCCGGACGATCCGCCACCCGGCACAACGCCGCGCGGCCCGGCACTGGAAAGCAGGCTGCTCTGTGACTTGCGCACCTTGCGGGCGGCGGTTTCGGAGTTGGCCTTCTGCGTGGCGATGTCGGCAGCCTTCTGCGCTTCAACCTGCGGGTCTGGCGCGGCGACTACCTGGGGTTTCTTTGGCTTGCTTCCCATGGGCCTTACTCCTTGACCGGCGGCTCAGGGCACAGCCAGCCGTCTGGGGTCATTACTGGTTGCTTGAGCTTGACCGGGTCGATGGCGGCAGCTTGAGGCTTGGCCTGTACCTGGATAGCGGGCTCTTCAACGTCAACGAATGGCTCACCGCCGGCGTTCATGCGATCGACCTCGGCAATGATCGACACCTTGTCGCCAACGAAGTCACCCACACGCTGCGCCTCGCCGTCATTGGTCACGACGTGCCAGCGGCCGCCGGCAATGTGCTTAGCAACGAACAGCGCAGGGACTGGCTCATCCTTCGGGGGATCGCCAGCACCAGTGGTGCCCGCAAGCGGCGTCATGGTGGCGAGCGGATCGCCGGGAGATTGGGTCTTCAGGTCTTCTGGAGCTGGCATGGTGCTGGCCTCGGTGTGGTTGTTGATCAACGAGGGCCAGCATCAAGGCGGTGGGCTGTCGGGTTCCCGACTATTTGCGAGGGATGCAGGCAGTGGTGACGTAGTCCTGAAGCGCGCTCAAGGCGATGATAGCTTCGTCTCCGTCGTTGGCGGTGGCGACAATTCGTGCAGCAGCCGCTGGGTCAAGTTCGGCTCTCGCTTCTGCATCATCCACGCCGGCGGGGCTGGTGGTGGCTCGCACTGCGGGACAGGTTGCCTTGATGGACAGCCGGCGAGCGCCAGTAGCGACAGCAGCACGAAGCTGGTTGTTAGTGGCTTGCGCATTGGTCAGCTCCTGGGTGTGTTGGGTGTCGAGGTCGGCCAGCAGGCGCTGGGTATTGCGGCGGGATGCCGCTGCATTCTCCAGCGTGGTGATGGTGCCCTCGGCAGTGGTCAGGCTGGTGCTGACGTGATCGATGCGCCAGAGCGCCAGCAGCAGGCCGATGGCGAGCGCGGCGCAGATGCCGGCAAGGATCCTCATTGCGCAGCCATGCACTTGGTGTTGCGGTCAAGCTGGCGAGTCCACACACCGAGGCAGCGCTTGTTGCTAGGTGTCGAGCAGTCGTAGCCAGCGGCAAAGCGATACTTGAGCAGCGCGGCGCAGGCTTGAACGTAGTTGCCGGCCATCAGCTCACGACGCATCGAGGACTTACCCCAACTGCCGATGCCGTACTGACCAACGAAGTCGAGGTATACATCGAACTCAGCCTGATACAGCTTCACGCCCGGGAGTGATGCGGCGAATTGCTTCTCGTCCTTGGTCATCAGGTTACGGGCAAGCAGCTCAGCGCGGTGCGGGGTGATGGTGTCGCCCATGCGGACTGGCGCGCCGTCCTCGTAACGAGTCGAGCCATGGCCGATGGTGGGCACGTCGCCTTTGGTGGGGATGACAGCGCGATCGGTGAAGCCTTCGTTCGTGGTCCAGGCACCGAAGCCGGCAAAGCTAACGCTCAGCAGTGCGACTGATATGCGCTGGCGGCCGTTCACAACTGGCACCGCTCACGCATAGCCCTGATGCGCTCTTGGCTCTCGGCGTGCTCTCGGCGATCCTTGCGAACTTGGAAGTAGAAGTTGATCAGCAGGCCAGCCACAGCGATTACGACGCCTGACACACCGATCCAGTTAACCTGGGAGAAGAAACCAACAAGGCCCACCGCGCCGCCCGTGAGCATCCCTTTGCTGGCGACTGACGTGCCGACGACCTCAACAATGCTTTCCGGTGGTGGGTTGGCCATGCTGCTGCTCCTGACTGGGGCTTTCATGGGTTGGCCTCCAGAGTCAAAAAAAAGCCCAGCGCGAGTTGGCTGGGCTGCGATGACGCTAAGAGTCGTCGGGGTCAGGTGTCGGATTCCCGACTATTTCCGCCCTCCACGCCAGAACTCGTACAGCTCGGCGGTGAGCTTGCTGACGTAGCACCCCTCGTGCTGCTCGATGTTGTAACCACGCGTGCCGGCCATTGCCTCGAACGACTTGCGGCCACCACGGTAGCCCTCGACCAACGCCGGCAGCGCGTCAACACCGTTATCGATCACGTATACAGCGCCCCTGAAGCCCTTGCTGCTGTGCACTGGCTCACGCCTGTACAACTCATATTTAACCGAGGCCGTGGTGGCCGTATCAAAGTTTTCGATACGAGACGGCCGCTCTGAAGGACTCGCTATTTCGAGTTGCTGCACACCTGCAAGCACCGACATGCGCTCGCCATCCCTCTGCCCTCCAATCAGCAACACTGTTTCGTAGCTCATCGGTATTCCCTCAAGCTTTCGAGTGATAAGCCCACCAGTCGCCAATCGCGACCATGGGCAGTCTTGTACGGTCGTTACCAGTGGTCTGGCACCAGAACGACACAAGGCGCTCGCCCTCCGTGTAGCGAGGTTCTGCGCCCTGCTTCCAACCCAACAACGTGGTGCGTGCAACTCCGATGGCGTCAGCTACCGACTGCGGAGAGTAGCCGGTGCGTGACAGGGCCGTGATGACCTGAAACCAGTCAACCCGGTGTTCGACTCGCTGCTGGATGACGGCCAGCATGGTCAGGCTCCAAACGTGCGCGTGCGCGAGGCAGTGTGAAGTTGCGGCTCCACCTCCAACCCACGATGAATCCTGTAAGTCATTTCCGCTATAACGCCGGCGAATATCATAACCGGATCAGTTGATTCGTCGAAGTGAGCAGGGTGTATCGCTCTGCGGTATCCCAACAACGCCTCAGGCTCACCTGGAGCCGAAAGGTCTACGTCTACCCCGATCATCACCCAACCGCCGCACAACTCACGGCAGGCCCATTGCAGGATTGGTTTTGGCATAACTCCCCCGAGTTTCATTGGCAGTTGGCTTGCAGGTTCTTGAGTTGGCGGGTCTTGGCCCGGTAATCGGCGGTAATGGCCTTAAGGTCTTCGATGGTGTAACGCTTGGCCTCATGCGGGCCTTCGAGCCAGTCCACCAGGTCTGTGCCGATGCGCTTAACCAGTTCGATGCGGTAGTTCACGATGTCGCCGGACTTGTGCGTGTTGCATGGCGAGCACTGGCGATGGCAGTTCAGCGGCTCGAAGCGAAGTGCTGGGTTGCTCCCTACGGTGCGGTAGTGCCCGGCGTCGTACTTGCCTTGGTGGTGACGGCCACAGCTGATGCATGGCAGTGAGGCATCGCGCTCGCGCACCCAGGCGTTGAACGCAGCTTGAGCCTCACGCATGTACTGCCCTTTCGGCTTAATGCGCTCCTTGGCGGCTTGCAGCTCTTTGCGGCCTACGTCAGCGAGTGCCTTTCGAGCCTTGTCCTGATGCACGTCCTTGATGGCGAGGCCACAGGCGTAGTTGCAGACGGCTTGCCCAAGGCGCTGCGGAACGAATGAGGTGCGGCACTCTGGGTTCTTGCAGAGCTTTGGCTTGCGGGGTTTGGTGGCGAGCATCAGTAGCGCCCTCCCCACTTGTCCTGCTCAGTCCAGCGCACGCCATGCTCGGCGCCGAACGCACCCATAAGTTCGAACAGATCGCTGAACCACTTCTGGGACTGCTTGCGGGTCGACACGCCCAGGACGACGTAACCACCATCGATGCCCGGCACAACGTTCTGCTTCTGGAGTGCGGAGCTGAATACGTGCTTCCAGTCTTCGTCTGACAGCTTCTGGCCGTACCACTCGACCTGAGTTGATACGTCCTTGAGCATTGCCCACATCTTGCGGTTGCAGACGTCCGGGCGTTTCTCGTCCTTGATCACCACCATCTTCGGCTTGGTGAGGTCGGTGCCGTGCAGGAAGCCCATCAGGCGGGTGACGTCGCGCTGGTCACGGATTGTGAATTCGGTACTCATGCCCCCACCGCCATTGTGATCAGGACACCAAACACGCCAACGCCAAAGCCTGCGAGGCTGCATGTAAAACCAATCAGGAAATGAGTACTCATCGGGTGGCCCTCAGGTGCTGTAATTCTTCTGCCTGCTGGATGAGCAAGGCTCGGCGGTCGGCGAGTTCATTGGCTGCGGCGATTCGCATTTCGTCCTTTTTGGCGGCTGATGCCTTGCGCATTTCCAGCATCGAATCCTTGACCGCCTTCAGCTTTTCCCGGGCCTTGGGTGATGGCTCAACCACGTTTCCAGTGATCAGTCCGGCAATGGCGCGGCCGTCATCGGTGATTGGCGTCACGCTCAGGTCGGCCAGGTACAACTGGCCACGGTCTTGAGGGATGCGCTGCATCTGTACAGCTTTGGTGACGGCCTCAACGCGGCGGTTCGCATCAAAGCCGACAGAGACGTGCCAGTTGACCGGCTTGCGGTCTTCGCGGGCTTGGTTGACCAGTCGTTCGTAAGCGCTGTTGAACGCCATGCGGGCGCCGACCTTGTCACCTGCATCGAGGACAGGCTTGGCCGCACCCAATGCGATTTGGATTTCGTCGGTCAGCACCACAGTTTCGAACTCGTCGTTCGTGTTCATGGCGATGGCCCACGCTTCGTCCTTGCCCGGGCGGCCGTCTTCGGCGTTGATCCGTTGCAGGACGGCGGCCAAGGTCAGCTTGCCGGTCAGCTCGCGGCGGCACGATTGCAACGCCTTGCGGATGTCTGCAGGTGGATACACGGACAGGTCTTCGGCCATCAACTTGGCGGCGGACGCGCTGATGGTCTGGCCCAGCGTTTCAGCCGTTGCGCAGATCGCCCCAGCCAGTTGCTCGATGTCGTCAGAGGAAAGCATTGCGTTCACCCCCTTCACGAATGAGCCGTCCAGCTTCCTGAGCGGCGTTGATGTTGGCTTGGGTGTCTTCGATCTGGCGGGCTGTGCGGCCATTCATCTGGCGACCGGTGGCCCACTGGGTGTGGAACGCTTCGGCTTTGGCGAGCAGGTCGCCGATGCTGTGCATGTTCGTCACCACACGGGAATCGTTGATGGTCAGGAAATAGGCCGCTACGTGGTGGGCAACGTCGATGCCAAGACGGTCGATCAGTTGGCCAAGCTGGCCACCAACCTTGGCGTTCCAAACCGGCCAGGCGCCGTGACGCTTGCGGTAGGCCATTGCGTAATTGGCCCAGGTCTTGAAGGTT